GACATTACCAACGTCACGACAATCGAGAGAGGAGAATTGACCCTGTGGTCATTCACCTCTCTGGAGTGTCGGGAACTGGTAAGTCCTATTTAACTACGAAGATTTCTCAGAGACTCAACAATCTGTTCGGCCTTGTTAACTCACAATATGAGAGATTATCAACTACTAGGCATTGGGATGGTTATCGAAACCAACTCATTGCTATAATTGATGATATCTTTCACATGCGAGATAGCTCGGACGACGTAGATCAGATCATTGAACTCTGTTCGAATGTTGATGTTGTTTTACCAATGGCGGATCTTAGAGAGAAGGGTAGAAAGTTCAATTCTGAATTTATTATCCTTTCCTCTAATCATCCACATGTTGCTGGTCAGGCTCTTGTAAGTGACAATAGACCTTTGAGAAGGCGAATTTATCCAACGTATGAGATAATCGAGAAGAGAAGGGGAGAGTACCGTGTGTCTTTTAAGACGCACGATATTCTCTCAGACTCGATTGATGAGAAATGGGTACGGACACTGTCCGAATCCGATTTCATCAAATTGATTATCACAGACGCATTGGAGAAGTACGCTTCTCGAAGTTCTTATGCTTCTTACTGTCAATTTATTGACAAGAGTTTGGCTTTCGAGCCTGGTCTCAGTTACCGGTTCTCGAGCTTTCCTCCAGAGAGCATTCCTGTCGTTAGGGCTCACGCAATTGCGGAGCCTCTAAAGGTAAGAATGATCACTAAGGGAAATCCCGAGACCTGGATACTGAAGCCAGTCCAGAAGGCCATGTTTGAATCCATGAAGAAATTCGACTGTTTTAGGCTTACGTCTGGACAGACTATTGATCTTAGCATCCTTAATCTCAAGAAAGCATTTCTGCTATCTGGAGACTATGAAGCTTCGACTGATAATCTGCACCTTGACATTATGTCTAACGCAGTCGAGATTCTTTGTGAATACATCACTGACCCCGTAATACAACGGTATTTGAAATGGGAGGGAGGAGCACATCTATTAACCTATCCGAAGGAAAGCGGTCTACAAGACTGCTTCCAGACGAATGGACAACTGATGGGTTCCCTTCTCTCATTTCCAATACTGTGTATTGCGAATGCAACAACAATTGGTTTAGCACAACGTTGTGAGTCACTTCATGATGTTAAAGCACTTATTAACGGAGACGATATATTATTTTGTGAGAATAGTAGAACTATAAGGTCGTGGAAGAAGATTTCTGCCTCGATGGGTTTAAAACCATCAATTGGCAAGAATTACACTTCCGCATCCTTTGGATCTATAAATTCACAATTAATATTAAGGAAAGGACATGATTGGGAAGTCCAAAAAGACTGGAAAGTTTAAATGTTTAAGCCGAAAAAACGGCCAGAACATTACTGCTAGAAAGTCTCTTGAGATCTACCCAATTAACCTTGTTGTCGAGATGTGCCGTGAATTGTTAGAGCAAACTCCTCAGTCTCTAGATATACCTACCGAATTCGGAGGGATTGGAATCTCTTTCAATAGAGAACCAAACCTTCAGGATAAGGAAATTTATTTCTGGAAACTGATGAGCAAGCACTGCCAAATCATCACACAGCTCGACGACAGAGTTTTATGTCGTATACCTAAGTCTCTGGTTAAGAAGTACGGAAACATCATAAAGATGTCACAAATCAACGAACCTTATGACGA